TACCGGACCAACGCCTGATTCAAGATTTCCTACTCCGCTATTTGCTCCATCTAATACCACGGCACCAATTTTGGCCCATGACCTGTCTTCTGCGTTGTCTGTTGTTGACGTCACTAGTGTTCCATTTAAAAACTTTCTGGTGTCTGGAGAAGTAAATTTTATCAACGCACCGGGTTTAGCAAACTTCATATTAGAAGTTGCAGAATCACCTATGACTAATGCTCCGCCGGAAGTAAAATAACCTGTGTTTGTGTTGGTTGAAGTTGTCGTAGAGCTCCATGAAGCAGAAAGTGTGCTGACATCCTTAGTGGCGTACTTGAGGTAGTAGAACTGTCTAGCATATGCTTCTTTTAATTTTGCCTCGACAGATGTGTCTATTGTTGATTGTATATCACTTTCATTATTGAAATTAAATGTAAACTGCTGTAACGATTCTTCTCTGTAAATTATTCCGTCCTCAGCGAACACACTTACATTAGAGTAAGCACCCGTTGGGTCTAAAATCTCCTTTGCCCTTGATATACCAGAGGCTGACCTGTTCACAGATCTCACTTTTACGATCTCCTGTGACGCACTCAAAGGAACCACTTGATAGTCCTCTGCTGTGATCATCCTGTTCTGTGAATAATAAACTTGCGCCGCTTTCTCTTTGATAGAATCATTTGATTCTGTTGCGGCTGAATTGTATACTGATGCTTTCAAACTTATACCCATTGAGAGTGACTGCTGTGCGCCGTTGGCGTCGGTGTATGGCACGGTCAACTGTACGTTCTGCATATCCGATGACTGTATAGCATACTTGGCATTGTCGCTTACCCTGTAATATGTTCTGAAGTTGCCTAACGGTATGTTTGAGAAGTTGCCATCCCCGAACACTAGGTCTATTGCGTCATTGTTTTTTGTTACAACATTGTAAATGTTTCTTTCATCTTTAGCCAACGAATTGTAAATTGCGTTGTTGCCAGACAGTGCTGGAACTTTTGTCCAATCCTCTGACAACTGTCCAAACTGATCTAGTTTGTATAGCCACACATCAGTGTCGTTCACATTAGATCCGTCTAATGATTTCACGTAATTTGTGATTGATGTGTCCACCGTGAACTCTGTTTGCTGTAGTGTCCCTTGTTTGAACATGAAGAAGAAACCTGTGTTGTTTGAACTGTCTCCGGAACCGTCTGTCCTGTAGGTGTAGGTCAAACCTGTGCCTGGCACAGGCGATGCTTCATAGATAGAATCTGATTCAGTTATCGTACTAGGAACTATCTCAAATCCCCTCGTTACTCCTCCGACCGACTTCTGAAATTTGAATATTGGAAGATCCAATTGATTAGAACTTAGTGTGTAAACCTCTGTCGTTATTCCACCAATTGTTCCTGATTCCCTGGGTTTGCCAAACAATTGACCTGTTTGGTTGGCCGCGTTTAGGATTGCAGTGAACTGTTCTCTGTAGTTTGAGTTTGCCGAGTCATTCCAAATTATATTATTATTGGCCAGATTTGTTCCTGAGCTGTCTTGTACGTCCTGTGTTGTAGATATAGAATCTATCTTTAACAAACCTGTGGCTGGTTGATTTCTCTTGGCATTGTAGTTGATCAGCCTTGCTAATCTTAAAACAGAATTCCTTCTCTCTGCTGTCTCTAAAAAATTCTCCCTAGCATTCAAGTCAACCCTGAATGAAAGTGCCTGTGAGATGTAGGCTATAAGATCTATCAGTGCAACATATTCAGAACTCTCAACGAAATCATTGAAATCATCTGGGTAGTTCTCTTTGAGATACGCTACCATGGTCCTTCTCAGGGTCTCAAAGTCGTAACTCTTGAAGTCCGCCTGTTGGAAAGCCTGGTAGATCTTCCTCCAATCTTCCGCTACTAATAATCTGTTCTGTCTATCTGTTGTGGCCATTGTAATTACAATGGTATTTATATGTTAGGAAATGTGCGTATATTAAGATAGGCGTAACAAAGAATTCTCATCGAAGTTGAATCTCAGTTTCTCTGTGATATTGAGAGGAACATAGGTTATAGTGGCCTGTATGGCGATGCCCTTGTCCGCTTCTGTTACCAGTATCTCCTCTGTGGATATACGTGGATCTGCGTTGAGATTGGCTGTGATGTCCTCAACTATGGCGTCCTTGAGTGCTTCAGTGAACGGTTCAAATATGGCATCGTATATGATGGTGCCGAACTCTGGGTTCTCCACCCTCTCGCCCTTACGCACTGATAACCTGTTGATCAAGTCCTGCTTGGCCACCTCGAAGTCGTACAGTTTGAAGTTCTGCTTGTCCGCACGTGAACTGAAACCCTTGAAGGTCACTGATTTGTTTGAAAGTCCGTTGCCTGATCCTGAATCTCCGTATGCCATATGCTTATTTACTCACTAAAAAAACTTAAATTTACTCTTCAAAAAATTTACTGCTGTTGACTTCAATTCTGCTACCTTACCGTATACGAAATTCTGTAATGCAAGTTTTGGATCGTTGATAAGACTTTGTATTTCCGTGGCCTTGCCCAACAAGTTGTTCAAGTCTTTGAATGGTAGTTTGATGTTGTCGTTAAGTTTGACCACTTTACCCAGTTTGTCTGCCACTGCTTTCACAGTCGGCTGTTTCAACAATTCGTCCTTAATCAACTTCAATTCTGTAGACGAAATTTCTGGACTTGTCTTTTTGATCTGTTCTATGGCCTCGTTAACATAGTCCTTCTTATACTGAGTACTACTCTTCCTGCCATACGGTTCGTGGGTCACGAAATCTGTGACCGTTGTCTTGTTAGCCCTCTTGTTGACCACACCGTTGATGTAGGGTTGATCATCATCTATATCGATCAATGCGTTTTCTCCTGCCTCACCTCCCGAGACCTTGATCCTCACATAATCGCTGTCTGGTTTCAACCAACTAGGTCCCCAATCCGCTATGCTGGTTCCTCCGCCAGATCCTGGTCTGCCCATTGGCTTGTTGAAGTGTACCTGGCTTCCTTGTAGATGAAACTCACCTTCGGCTCCATGCAGTTGTTGTGCCGGTGTGTAGGAAGTGATCCCTTTAAGAGCATAATCCTGTATGACTCCATTCTGTGAACTTGTGAACACACCCTGATCTCCCATCGCGAACACATAACCTTCTGCGTTCAGTGCCACATTAGCCTCGGCCGTGAAATTTATGGCACCCTTGGCATGGAAGTTGATGTTCATGTCTGAGTGTAGGTTGAAGTCCCTGCCTGATCTTAAATTTATTCCACCGTCTGAATACACACTGATCGTACCGTCTTTGGCCATCTCAATGAACGCCTTGCCGGAGCCATTGGCCAGATACACCACACCCTCCGTGTCGTGCATCAAAAGTTGGTGTCCGGATGCTGTCCTCAATCTGGTCAGTTGGTTAGTTCCGTCTGCCGCACCATCGTCCATGACGAAAGTGTGTCCGGTCTTCCTGGTAACGAAATCTTTTGCTTCCGAATCTTTTGTACCTACATTTTCTTTTGTTGTGGTTTCGTCTTTCCTGCCTGGTGTGCTGATACCAAATACCTGGCTGGGTGTTTCCCTACGTGCCGAGCTAGAAGTGTTACCCCTGATGTCGTCAGCACTCAAACCTTGTTTAAGAAGTGTTTCTGCGAACGGGTGTATGGGTTTGGGTATGGATTCGTAGTTGCCATTCTGCAACGCACCTTGCCTGTTCCTGTTAAGTTCCCCCGATGGCACATTAGTCGTACCATATTTTGATTTTTTATCTTGTTGGAATCCGGCGTCCGCACCTTCGAACGTGCCGTCTAGTGCGTCATTGGTATTGGTGCTTGATGCTATACCTGGTGTCATGTGATTGGTGTAGGGCTCTTGCACACAGCCTATCCAGTAGGCCTGCTCCATCTTGCCTTCCGCAAATATTACAAGTACTTTTGTCTCTAGATCTGGTGGTACCATCCACATACCGTACGAGTGCTGTGAATCCTCAAAACCTGTGCCCGCTCCCTTGGCGTACCTGCCTCCCTTGGCTCCATAGAAAGGTGCAAGGTATTCGCAGGTGATAAGTTGGTTCTCTGATGGGTCTGAGGTCTTTGCCAGACTCGGAATGTGTACTTTCAATCTTCCCATCCTGGCTGGATCGATGTTGCCTTTGACTATGCCCAGGTATGGTCCAGGGTTCGTGCCTGTCCATGACTTGTCTGATCCCGGTGCTTTTGATGTGGAAGCGTCTCCCTTGAGATAATCGTGCAATGACATTAACTTATGAATCCTCTAATTTTATCCGTTATTTTATTCTTTATCCTACTCACGTTTGCAGAAGCGAGATCGATGTATTTCCTGCCAATACTAGTTAAGTTGGATTTTACATTGGTCAATTCTTTTAGACTGTAAAATTTGGTTAGTTCGTTCTTCAGTACGATAAACGATTCGCCTCCCCTTACCGTGACGCTGGCGCTGGGCACAGGGTCTGATATAATCACTCCCTGGTTGTTGAATCTGGTTAGGTTCAACACGTTAGTGTACTTGCCGTCGGTAAAGTTATGTTCTACCTGCACCACCCTATACAACCCACTGAATTCCGCCGACTGGTCTGCCTGCAATTCATACACACCGGTCTGGTCATTGAAATCTGTTGGCATCCTGAAGTTCAGCATTATGATGGGTTCCGCCACATCTGTGTTGTAGCAACGCAGATCACTGTTCCAAATCCTGTCCTTGTTGCGCCTCCAATAGCCAATGTCCGGATCAGATGCCTTGCCGGCGCCTCTCGCAAAACTCTTTGCATTGAGAGGTATGAACTGTGACTGGCTGATCCACGCTGGGTCTCCCAGAATCTCCATCCTCACGTTGACCATGTCAGCCAATGGGTGAGTCAGTGAGTCCAGGAACGAGTCCAACTGTGTCGCTGTGCCGCCAGTCTTGCCTGTGCCCTCAGACTTGACACTAGACGCTTCTGATTTCAGCAGTAGGTTGCCGTCGGTGTTGTGATCTGTTGCACTGGTTCCGCCGGTGGCCTTGTCGGAGGCATTCTCTATGGTGTTCTTACGCACATCGGTTGCCTCGAAATCTTTTAACCTAGATTGGAAATAGGCGACCTTGTAGTTGATGTTCACATCCATCACGTCCACGTTGTCGCCTGTGAATATGTAGTTGTAGGTCTTGAAAACGAAGTTCTTGAAGTTCTGTCCTGTGCTGACGCCCGGAATGGCCAAAGAGTAAGCATGTACCTTGTACGGTTCGACGTGATAATTTATTTTCTTCCTGTTAGTGGCACGTATGGTGTCAAATTCACCCTCTATCGGTACCACGCTGGCCCTGATCTTGAAATATTCGAAGTAATAGTCCTGCGCCGCGTCCAGCACCCCTTCTGCGCCACCTTTGAACTGTGCCACGTTCAGTGTCTTGGTAACCTTGCTTTTCCACTGATCGAACTTCTTGTCCGAGTATGCGGGATGGCCCTTCATGATCTCCTCCAGGACCTTGGTTATGGCGTTGCTGGGGTTGATCTTCATGTAGTCCAAGGGCTGATTTACTTTGTTATCAAACTTATCAACTCCTATTGTTTTCTGTGCCTGCATTCCTGTTTCTTCTAGATTTTCAATTTGAATAATTATATCTTCTATACCTTTACTATCGAATGTAATAGTGTACACATCTGGTTTCTCAATCAGTCCTG